GCATTTCGCCGAGGACACGCTGAAACTCCTCAAACAGAGCCTCTTCTTCTTTCTCTGACTCCTGTAGGAGAGTCACAAGCGGATCGTATTGAGTGTTAATCTCTTTGATCCGCCGTTGAATTTCCAGAATACGAGCGTTGATCTTGTTAAGTTCGATGTACTCTGGGTCATCCTGTTTCGGAGTTTCCTCACTGTGTTCCACAGCTTGTTCAAACGCCGTGAAATCGAAGTGAACAGGTTCCTCTACAGGAGCAGGTTGGATAATTTCCACTTGTTCCATGAGAGTTTCTGAGGCTTGTTGTGAACCTTCTTTGCGAGCACAGTTCAGGATAGCCTTGACTTGTGCAGGTGAGAAACTTTCTGTTGACGGAGTACCATCAGGGTTAATCGCCTTAGCTTTCATTGAGAGCATGAAACTAAAGTCACCCTCGTACTGTCTAGCGTAGGCTACAGCACGTTGAGTCCAGTAGTTGTTTACGTCTTGCTCAGTGAAGCGAGCATGGAGACTAGCTTCCTTAGCTATTTGTTGTCTTGACAAGTCCATTGGTTTGCTTAACTCAACTCTCTGATAATTGAAGTGTGCGTATCGCAGAGGTAAACTCTGTTTCCGCCGTGAGGGTAAAGATGGATAATGGCCTTAGGGTTATCCGCTAGCCAAGTGTGGAACAGTTCAACTTCCTTCTCTTCAAGTACTCCTGTAGCGTTTGTTTCACAACGCTCCCAGAAAGTTGGAGCATCAGCTTTAGCCATGAAGTAGCAAGTAACTGGTGCCTCGTCAGGCAAGAGGAAATCAGGGTTATGGTTCTCAGGCTTCATCAGACATTTCCTTCAAAGGTTGAGGCGAACTTATCACACTCATTCTTAGCAAGCTCAACATTATCCTCAGAGCCAAAGGTGAGAACCTGATTAGCGGAATCTGAGTAAGCCCAATTCCAGATTGTTCCGGGCTGGAGAACGTCAGGATCAATAAATCCTAGATCACCGTTTCTGTATTCCTTATTGAAATGGTGAGTACCATCTGTTGTTACTACTTGTTCCCAATTAGTGTCAGTCACTAGTTTCCCTTTCTTAGTTGGTTGAGTGCGGACAGAAGTATCCGCCCTCGCTGGTAAGGCGAGGACCCGAGCATAAGGCTTTGTTAGAAGCTTGTCAAGGCTTTTCTTTGGACAGTTATCCTTGACTGTCCTCTGCCCACCATTCTCTTGGCCCAACTCTTTTATCCTTAATGTACTCCTGTCGAGCTTCCTCCATTAACTCTTTAGGACTACTGACTTGCAGCCCCTTGGTGGAAAACAGTTTATGTGCCCAGAAGTTAGCAAAGTCTGTCTCGAAACGAGACATTAAATCCTCCATGACCGGTCCTTCTACAGGGCCATACATCTCATGGCAATTCTCTGTCTGCTCAAAGAGTTTACCCTCCGTGAGTATACGCATGTTGGTAGCAAACTCCTCTATCTGCTCACACATACGTAACACAAATGTCTTGGCTTCGGTTCCTGTAACACTTCCAATAGGTTTCCCTTCGGCCTTATTTAGTGAACGCTTGTAGAGGTAGATCAAGGTCAAGAATACTTGTCGAGGGTAGAATTTCAACTCGTTACTAAAGTAATACATGAGTAGTTCTTCAAATGTTAGGTTCTGTTTCTTAATACGAAACCGATACGTGTAATCCGCCGTCTCGGAAAGATCGAACCTACATTTATAAAACCACTCTCGACCTTCTGAGTACGCTTTGTCTAGCAAGTTGAGATCAACTAAACGCTTTACGTTGACGTACATACCTTGGTAGCTTACGTTTTGCAAGTCAGCGAGTTCCTTGACTGAGTGGTAGTTCTCGTAACAGGTTATGAGTATCCAACGCTGTACCCTGTTAATATGTTTCCCCCGCCTTGCTAGGTTTTCAAGATTGGTTCGTATTTCTTCTGGTTCGTCAGGTGTAGGCATAGGCGCACAGGGTAATATTTTTTCGGAGGCGTGTCAAGCTATTTCTTTGAAGCTTTCCTAAAATTTTGCTCAGGTTTGGTGCAGTTTCTATTGTAATTCTTATTTTAGACATAATGAGTTAGTTGAGTTACAGTCTTTCAAAGAGTGGGGTAGAGCATTGGTTGATCCTGGGAGGGGTTGAGCAATAAGTGCTGGTCAGGGGTGGTTGAGTAAGGGTTACAAGGAACAAGAGACACGCAACATAAGCAAGAGACAGTTAATGGCCGTTTCCTATCTTTGGCTTCTGGGGCACCCCCCCTTAGGGGGTGCCCGAAGATAGAGGAAACCTGAATCTCCAGAATGCACATTCCATCTGTAAATCCAATATTCCGTTTATGGTGATTTAACTTGACCATATAACGTAATAACCGCGTTACTCCTGTAGAAGAATCTATGTCTTGCACAAGTAATTCTTGAATCATCAAAAAAGCGACCGCTGCCCTGGGCGGGCGCGGTCGCATTTCGCTAACTCTTCGGACCCACTTACCTAAGTTGTTAGGTTCGGGGGGAACTTTCGTTCCCCCCGAACTTTGTTACTTGCGCTCCGGCTTATTGGGCCGCACGTCCTGAATTGTCAGGCTTCCGGTCGGAAAGTCGTGGGTCCACGGCTTATCGCCGAACATTTCCACGCCGTCCTTCTTCGCAAGGTCACGGATTCCGGTCCAGTCAATAACGAACCCGGCTTTGAAATCCGAAACAAAGTCGTGCGCAACATCGCTCGGCAACGTTCCCTCGGGCAGAACGTTTCCGTTCCACGTGAACTGCAAGTAACGGTTCTGGGCCGCTCGCCCAGTAGGGTTATCCTCGTTCTGGCTACGGGCCAACTTGGTAAGTTTCGGCAGAAACTTTCCGGTCGCCTTGCCCGATTCTTTCTGAGCAATGAGCGGGAATTCTACCGGGCCGAATTCGTCGCCTCGCTTATCGGTCGGAACGAGACTCGACAAGAGCGGGTAAAGCTGGCGGATAAGTTCGGCAATCTCCGCCGCCTCTGCCCGCTTGTTCTCGTAATCTTCGTCGATGACCTTTACCGGAGCAGATTCGCGCTTGACCTTGTTAAGCCAGTGGTCACGCTCGTTAAGCACGTCCGTCTTAAGTTCCGAAATCGCCTCGACTAGTGGCATGATGGTTCGGGGATCGTTGTCTACGATTGTGTAGAACATATGACGCACTTCCGAAACGAAATTCTTGACTGTTTCGGTAACTTCGTCATCTTCCGAAACAACGGCGAGCAGGTATTTCTTAAGTTCTGAGTCCTTAGACTCCTGCTTATCCTTATCGCCGATAAGTGCGTTATTGATCGTCTCGTATTCTCCCCGCAACTTCACAAGTGCGGCGAGGTTAAGGTCCGATAGGTCAATCTCGTATCGGGCGAGTAGTTCAAGTCCTGCCATGATGTTGTGTCCCTTTCTAGTGGACTAGGTTCGCCGGACCCCGTTGGCCCGACAAGTAGTAAGATAATGGGCCAGAAACAACTCAAGCCCAACGGAAACCCAACAGAAGAACAACTTGCGAATCGAACTGGTGTTCGATTTATAGCCGTACAGATGTTCGATCAATGATAATGGGAATCATTCTCACGAGCCGTACATATGTTCGATTTGGTAATGAGACTCATTCTCATTTCGCAAGCCATAGTTGAAGCTAAATCGTTTCGCGACCGCTTGCGGCTTGCCGCGCGCGGTCGCATTTGATCAGAGCACCTGAAACTCTGATCAAAGCGATTTAGTTTACATGCAGCGTGCCTCCAGTGCATTCATTACCGTCTGAGCATCGAGGAGACTGAAACGTGCGGCGGAATAGTTGTAGCGGCGAGCATTCACCTTCGCTGAACTAAGGCGAGCAGCGAACACAAGGTTCAGACCTTCGATGATGAGTTCGCCTTCCGTCAGATCGTAGTGGTTAGTTGCCATGATGTTTCCCTTTCTTGTTTGTTCCCCGCCGCCCGATTGACGGCGGGGAAAGTTTGAATCAGTAGGTCAGCGTACCGGCGGAGATTCCGCCGAACAACTCATCGACGTCCGAATCCGAAAGCGGCTTCATCTCTTGGGCGATTTCCGCCAGAGATTGACCGGGAAGCTTGCCGAAGAACTTGACGAGAGCTGTCTGCTTCTTCGCCCGAGTGAGTTCGTCTGCCATTTCTGTATCCTCTTTCTTGTTTGTTGGATGGTGCCTAGCTAGGTTAGGGTCCATTCCCCTAGCTAGGACTTGTTTAGGCTCGCTCTGCGTACTGTTACTCTAGGTTAGACCTTCGCAGTGGTACCGCCTGTGTTCTTATTTATCGGCGGGGAGACTCAGAACTTTAGCCTCCCCGCCGGAAACTTTACAGAACTACGCTCCCGCCGAACCGAACAACGTAGGACATTTCGGCGAAGTTGACATGAACTCCCGGTGCGTCTTTCGTGATCACGCTTTCCGGGAAGATATCAACGTGCATGACAAAGTAATCCGTGGGGAACGGAAACTCCGGCTGCCCGGCTTCGCTGACGTACTTCTTCCAACCGTGACTGATTACGGTGAGGAGATTCTCGATCACTTGCTTTCCCTTTCGTTGTGCTTGCTTGCACTTACTATATCGGCATCCCACCTAGGAACCTTAGTCACTAGGGTGTGAACTTCGTCACAGAACGAATGTTCGATAACTAGTAACGAACAAACGTTCGTATAGTCATATCTAACTACAAACATATGTTCGGTAACTAGTCATCGAACAAGAGTTCGTCGAACAAGTGTTCGATTGCGACCGCGGGCGAGTGGGCTGCGCGGTCGCGTTTAGCCAAGCTTTGTCGCTTGGCTAAACTTTAGTGCGAGATTTAGTTGGCTCGCATAATCTTCATCCCTCCTTCGATGTAAACCATCTCGCCGTCATCGTTCACATAGGAATACGTCAACGGCTCAACAGTCTGGCCAGAGAACAGGTAGTAAGTGTACGGCGTTGTCCACCCATCCTCACTCCAGAACGTCAGAACGAAAGCGGGCGGACACTGAACGCGGCTAACTTCCACGCGCGCGAGATTGATGGGGAACAGATTCATGATCAACCTTCTTCCATGTAGAGTTCGAGAGTGAACAGATGGTGCGCCACAGTGAGCGGAGTACCTTCCCACGCTTCCCCCGTCTCACGAGAAACGGCGGTAACGATGGGAGTGCCGATCGGGTACATCGGGAACGGACAGTCTCCGAAAGTTCCCGGCGTGAAAGTAACTGCGGCGGATAGGGCGGGGATGTAAATGAACATGGCTCGACCTTATACTGTCCGATATAAAGCTGACATAAAGTTTCCCGTTTCTCAATAACAAATCTCGCACAATAATTGTTGAGACTTTGTTGTGTGAATGTTGTTGCCCTGTTGTGTTAGGTGTTGTTAGAGTGTTGTCCAAGTGTTGGGCGAGAGTTGTTGAAGTGTTGTGATTGCGTTGTTAGGAAGTTGTTTTCCAAATCGTTCACTCGGCCAGAACTGCGACGGAGCGAAGCGTACCTAAGTATGTACTAAGCGTACAAGAATTTGTTTTTAAACCAAAGGTACAAGTGCTTGCCAAATGAACCCCAATCACATAACCTATACACAGTACACACAAGGAGAATCCAAGTGTCACTCACTCTTAACGATTTAAGATACCAATACTACGCAACAGCACTGGGAATTTCACTAACTCAGGCTCAACAGCAATCCTTAGCTGACCTAGAATGGCAAGCATTGATTACCGGAGCACTCTCAGGTGGAGGATCTGGAGGTACACCACTACCTATTAACGATGAGGGTACACAAGTTGTAGCCGCAGCGAACAAGCTAAACTTCATTGGACCAGAAGTAACAGCACAAAATGATGGCGCAGGTGGAGCTAATATCACAACCACCATCCTACCGTTCACAAACGTTAAGACGGCTAACTACACAGCTAACCCAAACGAGTACGTGCTTGTAGACACGACGTCAGGAAACATAACCGTTACTCTACCTCAAGCTCCACCAAATGGAACGAAGGTAGGAATTCGTATGGTTCTACAGGGAGGATCGAATACCATTACTGCTGTATCTCAGAGTGGCGATTTTATTGGCCGACCTGGGTTCTCTAACACGACTAACCCCGCTGCCGTTATAATTAACACTGGTACAGTGTACGAGTATTATTCAGCATCCACAGTATGGATAGTCAACTCTACAGCGGCTACAATTAACGTATTGGATACTCGTTACTTGGTAGCAGCCTCTACGCCTACAGTTGCCGCGGGAGCTGATTTAACCCTTCGGCTGTAGTGAGCAACGTTCAGACGATGGACGTATCTCCTGCCATGCATAGTCTTTGGACGCCGGTTTTCGTGAGGGCTGCTGTAGATGATCCGGCTCCGCCCAATAACACAACTGCTGTTCAGAACGATCCTGTATTGCTGGCTGCTGTAGTAGCTAACGCTACTTACATCTTTGAACTCCAGATGTACATAGATTCCAGTACGGCTGCGGATGCTAGGATTAACTTTACTTTTCCAGCGGGGTCTTCTGGAGATTACACTAATATGTCTCAGCACGCATCTTGGAGCGGTTCAGGTGTTGGTACAATTAACCCAACTTATTACTCTGCTCTAGGTGGCTCTGATTTGCAAGTTGGTTCTGCTGCGTCTGGTGTTCCTATTGCAACTTACATTCGTGGTCACATTCAAACTGCTGGAACGGCAGGAACTTTCCAAGTCAAGTACGCTCAGACTACGGCTACTGTAGTCAACACAATTCGCAAGGCCGGGTCCAGTCTATTGTTGCGGAGGGTCCTGTAGTATGCAGAGTCTTATAACAGGCAACGAAAGAACAAGTGCTGCTAGTTCTCAGCCTCCTATGATGCGTTCCTTTGACGGTACGTTTGATGCAGGGTTCGTTATTAGGAACGACTGGAACCTTATGCTATGGAAGCGTCCTGTAGGAGGGGATTACTTACCACTATTTGATTGCAGTACTATTGTTGGTAACCCATTGAATTTACCTATTAAGTCTGATGCTCTAGGTGGTGATGACCACTGGTGTATGCTGTTTGGACTTGATAGTAGGAACGTTTGTCACATGATGGGGAATTCCCACGCGGATGCTTGGTACTACACTACCAAAGATTTAACTACCTGGCCTCCTAGTACAACGTGGACTACTCCTACCTTTGCCTCTTTACCGTGGAACAACACAGGCATACAGATGCACACGTACGCTAACTTCCTGCGGACTAATGATGGTACGTCAATTCTATTCGCGGATCAGGAAACTAGTCCAGTACCTACTACAGCAGGACGTCAAGTTACTTCTTGGTACTTACCACCGGGCACAGGTACATGGTTACCCATGCTTAATGATGGGAAGTTTGTTGTTTCGGCTCAGAACGCTCCGGCTGGTGAACCCGATCGTGCTTACATTTGTGCTGTAAGTTTGGAAGTAAGAGCTAACGGTACAGAACGTTTGCACGCTGCTTTTATGTGGGCACGGAGAGATACTGCTACTGGACCTCTATCAAAGTGGAACCCATTTTACTGTTACACTGATGGTCCATTTGGAACCAACACGGCTTGGAAAACTGTTACAGGAGCAACAGTAACGTTCCCTATTACGTTCCAGAATTACACACCGTTGTTGATGACTAGTGCTCCACAGTTCAACGCAACTGGTGGGCCATCCATGATGATTGATACTTTAGGCTACCCCCACCTTATTGTAGCTAACGGGAGTGTTACTACTCCCGGTCAATCCTACCTTGAACTTTACTGGGATGGTTCAGCTTGGCAAAATAACTTTGTTCCAACTCAAGGAACGGGGGCTTCTACTCCTGGGATTTATCGTCTCAGGAACGACATTTACTACGTGACTACAGCTTTTGGTCGTCTTAGGTTCGTAGCTAAGGCAAACAACAAGGCGTTCAATTTAGGTGGTATGGTAGAGAACGGTATTCGTCCTGTACCTGAACCGCATGGAACTAAGGATTCAAGTCGCTTAACGTTCTTGATCCCCGAAGCAGATACGCCAGCTACTTATGACGTAAGTACTTCGTCAGTTCCTCATCCCTGACATAGTGAACAAATGTCGTCCTCGTTGAGTTCGTTAGGCTCAACGAGGAACATACATTTACGACAACGTTTCCTACGAAGTGAGTCTTTCCAAGTGTTGCGGAAATTGAGTTCTAGATACCAATTGGTCACTACACAAGAATAGGCTTAACCTCTCACGAGTGCAAGTGCATCCACAAGGTCGATGTTATGATCGGCACAGAACTCACAGATGATCAAAACAAGTTGAGCTAGTTCGATGGGGATACCACTAAGTTCTTCTTCGTCAGACTCCATGATATCTTGGTAAGGCCAACCGTACTCAAACATGATACGAAGGTTAGCGTTAGACTTCCTAACCTTGTCTACAAAGGAAATTTCCTCCACTTCTCTTGGTTTACGCAACTCATCAATTATCAGATTGAGGTTGCCAGAATCAGTCATCGTCATCATTCTCAGTTTCCAACTTCCAGTTAGGTTCGATTTCCGAAATAAGCACAACATTGGGTGTTTGGTACTTGATCTTTTCAAGTACGTCCTGCCAACGTCTGTCAGCACGTTCCTTAGAACTTGCTGAAACAACTACATCAATTACTAGCTTGGTCCTCCATTTGTCATTATAGGCCATCGTCCTATAATACCATTAAGCAAACCACCTGTCAAGTGTTTTCTTTCGATTCTCAATAAACTTGACAGCCCTGGTATACAATGACTACATGCCAAGAAAGTCCGAGCCTAGCTGGAACCCCATTCGGCGTACACGGCTTGAGAATAGAAAAACCCTAGAAGAGTTCGCACAAGAATGTCACGTCCACTTACAAGCGGTTTACTTAAACGAGATGGGTATGTATCCCACGATACTTCCATCCATCCTGAAAAAACTAGTGGAGAAATATGGGTTCACAACTTCAGGGGCCGAAGAAGAATATCAATATTACGTTTTCGACAAGCGATTTAGATTTTGGGAGCAGCACAATCCTTACGTTTTTGGGGAACCTGACCTCTCAAGGAATCCGATACGAACTTTCCGAAACTCCCTCGGATACAACACTGTTTTCGGATTCGCCAACGCCATCGCAATTAATCCTACAGCTATTCGACGTGTAGAGTCTTGCAAGGTCGATACTTTCCCCGGCCAACTTAGACTCGCCCTGCGGGACATTCGTATTCCTGTAGAAGAAATCGACGATCTAGAATACCAACTCCAGGAGTATTATCATAGTGGCCTTAGACTTCAAGTTCGTAGAGGAAGTACAAGAGGAAACTCAGGAACCACCAGTACAAAAAGAAGAGAGCCTGACTGATTCTGAGTTGAGTGTTCTGGCTTACGTTGAACAGGTTTATTGGCAGACTGGGAAAGTTCCCTCTAAGGAAGCTACAATTGAGGGACTTGATCCTTTTAGTTCCACAGCTACCAGAACTAAAGTCACAAGAGCTTGGAACAAGCCTAGGTTCCAGGCTGCTCTAGAGAAGCGTGGGTTGGAGTTTCAGAACGATTCCAAGTTCTTAACTCCAACTCAGCTTCTTTTGGTTAACATGCTTCTGAACGTGGAGGATAAGAAGTCTCTACGACAGAAACTAGATCTTCTCGGAATTAACATGGCTAAGTACCAGACTTGGCTACGTGATCCGGTGTTCCATAACTACCTCACAATGAGGACGGAACAGTTATTTGAGAACTCAGATCACGACGCGTACAAATCTCTGATTCAAGCCGTGACTCGTGGCGACGTTACTGCCATGAAGTTGTTCTTTGAGATGCGAGGGATTTATAGTCCTAGGCTTGATGTTAATGTCAACATTGAGAGCATCGTCTACAGGTTGGTTGAAGTTGTTGGCAAGCATGTTAAAGATCCGGCCATTCTCACAGCAATTGCTGATGAGGTAGAACAACTAGAAATTCCTAGATATGCCACGCGCTAAGAACCAAATTAAGAACGAGAAGCAGGCTACATTTGCTCTTGCTTCGGCTTTGAGAACACAAGCTCGCTTCCCATCAATTTATCAGTATAAGCCTCACGACAAACAACGTAGGTTTCACCAGAGTCCTGTACCGAAAAGGCAATTTGTTGGAGGTAACCGCTCTGGAAAAACGTATGCGGGCGCAGCAGAGGCTATATACTATATGCAGGGGCAGCACCCGTTGAAGCGTTTGCCCTGGTCACCGCCCACTTTTGGCCGCATAGTGACCGTCGATATCATCCAAGGTCTGAACAAGATCATCCTTCCAATGTTGTCAAACTTAATCCCTAAATCTTACCTAGTTAACGGTTCCTGGGAGGATAGTTACGACAAGGAACTTAGGACCTTAACTTTTGCAAACGGGTCCTACACTGAAATTCTAACGTATGAGCAAGACTTGGAGAAGTTCGCAGGAACCTCAAGACATTGGACTTGGTTCGATGAGGAACCACCTAAGGATATTTTCACGGAATGTAGCCTACGTCTTTTGGATACCACCGGCCACTGGTGGATAACTATGACTCCTGTAGAAGGAATGACGTGGACGTTCGATGATATTTATTCACAGTATGGTCTAGATCCTTATCTTCTGGTAATTGAAGTTGATATGGATGATAACCCATACCTGACAGAAGAAGGAAAACATCTAGCATTAAGTGGACTCAATCAGGAAGAACTTGATGCTAGGAAGCATGGTCGTTACGTTTCTGTCGGCGGCCTTGTTTACCCTGAGTTTGATCCCAACAAACACGTTATCGACCCGATCTCATGCCCTCCGGGTTGGATGCGCTTTGATAGTATGGATCACGGTATTCGTAACCCTACTGCTTGGCTTTTTTCCTGTGTTGATAGGGAAGGGCGGGTAATTGTTCTAGACGAACATTATGAGGCGGGTAGAATTGTCGCCCATCACGCTAAGGTTGTGAGAGAAAAAGATAATGAGCTTGGTGATCCGGCTTACCGGGTGGGCGATCCTAGTATTCGCAACACTGACCCTATTACTGGTACTTCCGTACAACTTGAATATGTCTACAACGGAGTACCTATTATACTGGGTAATAACGACATTTCTGCTGGTCTTACTAGAGTTAAGACTAAGTTCCTTGGGAATGCTGTGACTGGTAAACCAGATGTTTACATAACAAGGAATTGTGTGAACTTGATCTGGGAACTAAGGAAGTATCGTTGGGGTAAGTGGGCACATAAGAAAATGAATTACGAAAAGAACGCAAAAGAAAGGCCAGTTGAAAAAGACGATCACGCTTGCGATGCCTTGCGTTATGGTCTAGCCTCTAGACCGGAGGCAGATGACGGCCTCTCTGTACCTGATATGAGCACGCTGCCCCTGGGAGCTACGGATTCAGTAGATCCTACAAAACCTTATATAGACAGGGAACTTGTAAGAAGTGGAAGACCATACCAAGATTTTCATTTAGGAGAGGAATTTTAATGTCATTCAATATCCAAGTGAACGGTGATGTGGTTCACGAAATTGACATTGATCCGCGACTTGTTGTTTCAGTCAGTCTCAGGACAGCTCAGGGGGAAGCTGGAGTTGCTGGTTCACCGTTTTCTGGTGAAGGAAATGATTACGTGAACTTGGCCATTATTACTCAGCAACCTACTGCACTTCCTGTTATGGAAGATGATGCTCGTCTCAAGGCTCAAGAAGAAGGACCGGAAGAAGTTCTTTCTTATAATCCTGTGGCTGTTGCTGCTGAGGAAGAACGAGAGCTGAATCCTGATGGTTCTACAGCCGATAGGGAAGTTGAAGCTGAGGAAGTTGAAGAAGAGCCGGAAGAAGATACTTCGGTTACAGTAGAGTCTATGTCCTGATGTTTCAGGTTGTTGAATATCCAGTAGCTCTCCCAGGACAATGCTACTTATGTGGGAGTGGAGATAAGTCCCCGTACATTGATTGGGGTGTGAGCATTGATTACCACGGTGCTCTTTACACTTGCTTTGAATGTACGGGGGCGGTAGCTACCCTATTGGGTTGGGTTTCTAGGCCAGTTCATGAATTGGTTATTAGGACTAACAATGAACTGATTTCTAGGAACCTTGATCTAGAGATTCAGAACCGTGAACTTTGTATGTCCATTGAACACCTGAGGGCAGCAGGATTTAAGGTGGAAGTAAATGAGTCCATATTTAGCGACGATATTCAGCCTCCTGGGTCTGTTGCTGATTTTGACTCTGATATTCTGGCAGCTTCTCAGGATGATGATGAAGCAACACGAGATGCAGATGAATTCGTGGATGATGGAACGCGAACGTCTGATGAATCGAGTAATGACAAAGGAATGGACAAGCTACACTCAGATGACTCAAGCTTTAAGTTCAGTCTCTAGTCATGAAGAAATTGCTGCTGGTATGTCGGATGAAGAAGAACTTCGACGCTGGAAGTTGATGCATGAAAACACTGGAATCGGAGAAGCCCTAAATGGCGACGACCTTACAAACGAGTTCAACGAACTCGGCATATTCGGAACCCAATAGTGGTATGCCGAATACGGGCCTCGCTAATATTAGAGGCTCATCCAGTAACAAAAAGCTTCTAGACTTCGCTAACGAATGTTTCCGTAAGGATAAGGAATATCGTCAGCAGTTTGAGAACCAGTGGTACATGAATCTTGCTTTCTATTTTGGAAAGCAATACCTTCAATGGATTGCTAGTCAAGGTATGGTGGCTCGTATGTATGAGCCTCCTGCACCCCCTTGGAGAGTAAGGCTTGTTGCAAATAAGGTTCGTAGTTTTATGCGAAAGGAAATGGCGAAACTCACTAAGGAAATGCCTATGGGTTTCGTTGTTCCTCAATCTTCGGATGATGAGGATATTCTAGCTGCACAAGCTGGAGATAATCTCGCTGAGTTCTTCTGGCGGGAACAGAAACTTATGATGCATCTTCGTCGTACTGTCTTTTGGGTGAGCTTGGTAGGCACTGGTTTTCTTAAGGATGGTTACGATGAGAACGCAAGGTTCGACTCTGTTCAGAAGGGCGACGTATTTCTTGATCGTGTGTCGCCTTTTCATGTCTTTGTACCTGATGTTCAAGAAGAGGAACTTGAAAACCAGCCACACTTGATTCATGCTTGCGCTAAGAATCCTGATGCGATTAAGCGTATGTATGGAGTAGAAGCTAAGGCTGATACTAACGGTACGGATATGGTGGAGGATAAGTTCCTATCAGCTTTGGGTATCAAGCAATCTAGCTCTAAGACACAAGTTTATGTCAAAGAGATGTGGTTGAAGCCTTGCAAGATGTTGGAAAATGGTGGAGTAGTAATCTTCACTCAGGATCAACTGATTAAGGTTATTGACTCATGGCCGTATCAACATGGTCAATATCCATTTAGTAAGATAGACCTTATGCCAACGGGTAGATTCTATTCAGAATCTTCACTGATTGACCTTATTCCTCTCCAGAAGGAGTACAATAGAACTAGGTCGCAGTTAGTTGAAGCTAAGAATCGTATGGCAAAACCACAGCTATTGGCTCCAAGAGGTTCAGTTGATCCCAACAAGATTACGAGCGAGCCGGGATTGGTTATACAGTACACTCCTGGTTTTCAACCTCCTACTCCCCTTTCTCTCGCTCAAATTCCTCAGTATGTTCTAGAAGAATTGAACCGTACTTACTCGGATATGGAAGATGTTTCGAGTCAGCACGCAATCTCTAGGGGTGGTACACCAGCCGGAGTTCATGCAGCCACGGCTATTTCTTATCTACAGGAACAGGATGACTCTGTTCTATCCTCTGCTATTTCTAGCATTGAGGAAGGTGTAGAAAGAATCACACGGCATTGGCTTTCCTATGTCACACAGTTCTGGGATTCTCAGCGTCAGATTCAGGTTGCCGGGGAAAACGGTGCCTTCGAGATGTTCCAGCTTGACAAGAACTCCCTTAATTCAAATACGAACTACAACGTTCAAGCTGGATCAGCTAGTCCTAGATCCCTTGCTGCGAAACAAGCTTTCATCATGGAACTCTTTAAGATGGGGCTTATTCCGCCGGATAAGGCTCTCCGCTACTTGCAGATGAGTGAGACTGGAAAGATGTACGAAGAACTCCAGATTAATGCTCGTCAGGCTCAGCGTGAGAACGTGAAAATGTCTCAGGGCGATCTCAATGTTACAGTTAATACTTGGGATGATCATATTTCCCATATTATGGAGCATGACAATTATCGAAAGCGTCAGAGTTACGAGATGCTACCTCCTGAGCTTCAACAGGTATTTGAAACTCATGTTAAGGGACATAAGGCTTTTGTCTTGACACACAAGGGAATTCCTCAAGAAATAGTTGATCAAGCTATGAATGATCCTACAGGAATGATGCTTGATCGCTTGCTATTCTCTCCGATGCCTGGAATGATGCCACCGGGGCCGGGGGGATCACCGGAGCAACCCCCTAAACTGCCCCCTAAACCTCCCGGTCCCTCACCGGGAAGTCCATTACAAGGAAATTCCCCAGGATCGCCAAATAGTGTAGGATTGAGTAGCGCAACTCCTACTCCAATACCAGGAAAATAAGATGCCTTGGACAGCTAAAACCTTTGCAGGTAAACACAACCACAGTCTTAGTCCAGCGCAGGCTGTTAAGGCTGCAAACGTAGCTAATGGAATTCTTAAGAAAACTGGAGATGAGGGGCAAGCTATCAGAATTGCTAATTCTGTTGCTGATAAATCCCCTACACAGAAAGCCGCCGGGAGACGATTGATGGGAAAGCAAAATGGCTAGAGCACAACTAGGAAATAGGGCAGGAATTACCGCAGTAGGAAATAATGGATTCTTAGCTAACATTACAGCTGATGGATCTAATACTGTTACAGTCGATGATACGTTTGATATTGATGTTGGACGTAATGTTGACATTGTAAATAAGAGTACTGGTGCTGTTCTGGCTTCTGCTCGCCAAGTAACTAACATGACTTCCGCTGGAGTTATGACTTATAGTGGTGCTGATGTTGCAGCCGTTCCGGGAACTCATATTGTTGTTGCTCCTGGCACAACAACTGCTTCTGGCTACACTAATTTGAACGGTGGTCCAGCCCCCGGTGAAGGTTTCAATATGGGAGGCGAGTCTACAACAATTGATAGACTCCGTTCAAGGTTGCAACAAATTAATGCCACAACGTACAGTAACTCAGAACTTGATAAGTTAACTGAGAACGATATGATTTATGCTCTACGTTTGTATGAGGCACCAGGGAGTGTTACCTGATGCCAGTTCCTCCGCAGTTTATCAAAAAGGCTTCTAAGCGTAGGTTGGATGCTGCACTTCCTAGTAACACAGCTTCTAACACTAAGCAAGGTCAAGTAGCTACCTTCAAGAACCCTGGTAATAAAGCTGGAGCAGGGTTGATGCAACAACTTGGTTCAGGGGAAACTCCTGGGGAAGCTGAGCCTGGAGCTACTGCTTCTAATTTCATGGCTCAATTGAAGTCTGCTCCTAAGAAAAAGCCGAAGACTAAGGTTCAGCCTGCTGCGAGTCGTAAAATTCTAGCGATGAGGTTGGCAGCGAAAAATGCCTCAACAGCCCCCTAATATGAATGAGTTGTTAGCCATGCTTGTTCGTGGCGGACAAACTCAACAACCCCCTCCACAAGGTTTACAAGGACCACCACAAGGTTTACAGGGACCGCCACAGGGACCGCCCCAAGGAATTCCAATGCCACAGGGTTTACCTCAAGGTCCACCACAAGGAATGATGCCAGGGCCTCCCCAGGGAATGCCACAAGGAATGCCACAAGGTCCACCACAGGGAATGCCACAAGGAATTCCACCAGGGATGATTCCCAATCCACAAGTTAATCCTGGAATGGGAAGTATGGTATCGGATAAGTTGGCTCAAATTGGAGCACAGGCTCCAACTCCACCAATTAATCCAATTGTAGAAGTGTTTGATAACGCTCCGCCGATTGTGCGTGAAGCAGTTCGTCGGCGACTATTCACACAAGGAATGTAAATGTCAGAGCAAGGTGGTTCCCAGGGGCCTCCTGATATTTCTGGATACATGCCAGGTCAGGAAGTTACAGGATCAGATCCAAATACAGGCCAGGGCGAAGCCAGCCTATCCGATGATTTTTTAAGTCATGTTCCCGAAGCTGACAGGGCCGTTGTTGGACGGTACATCAAAGATTGGGATTCAGGAGTTACCAAAAGATTCCAGGAGATTCATAACCAGTATGCTCCCTATAAGGAATTGGGAGATGTTGAACAACTTCGACAAGCTATTGAAGTCTATGACTTGTTGGACAATAGCCCAGAAGTTGTTTATGAAACTTTGAAGCAACATTTTCAAGACAATGTTGCTCCTCAGAATTACCAGGGTTATAATCAACAGAATCAACAACTTCCAGCACCACCACAACCTCCACCTGAACTTCAACAGGCACTTAATCCATTCATCCAGCCTCTACAGGATAAACTCCAAGAGCAGCAAGAGATGATGGAGAAAATGGCCCAGGTGATTTTGCAGGGGAATCAGAGTCAACAGGAAGCTGCTGAGGATCATGCGTTGGATCAATACCTTGCCGAGTTGGAAGAACGACACGGTAAATTTGATCAACGTGCGATTCTTATGAGTTTGTATGAAGGCAAGGACGGGGATCAAGCCGTGAAAGAATGGCGTGAATCTCTTAGTCAGTGGGCGCCTCAACCACAAACTCAAGTTCCACCGCCTTTGTTTGGTGGAAGTACTCCTTCTGATAATGTTGATATTGGTGCAATGTCAGATAAGGACGTTAAGGCATTGACCGCAAATGTATTTGCGGCTTTGCAGAACAACCAATAAGGAAATTACAATGGCCCAGGCGACCATGACAGCCCTCACGGCAATCCTAAAGGAGATTTACGAGGGCAGGATTGAATCCCAACTACAAAACGAAGTTGTTGCAGCTAAGAGAATTGAGCGAACCTCTGACGGAGTTGTTGAAACTGTTGGTGGTAAGTATGTAGACTTCCCAATTCGTGTCGGTAGGAACGCTGGTATTGGTAACCGACTTGAAAACGAAGCTCTGCCTACTGCTGGTTCTCAGCAATATGCTGCTCCGCATATTCCCTTGACCTACTGTTATGGTAGAGTTCGTCTCACTGGTCAGTTGATTGAACTGGCTGAGAAGAACTACCAATCATTTGCTTCGGCTCTTGACGAAGAAATGAATGGTGTTAAGGACGATGCAGCGAAGGATTACAACCGTCAGGTTTACGGTAACGGAACTGGTGTTATGGCTAACGTTACTGCTGATGGTGCGAACGCTGTTACAGTTGACAACATTCAGTACCTTGAAGTTGGTGCTTTTATTGATATTCGTACTCGTTCTACAGGTGCAGCAATTGCTGTTCAGAGGAACGTTACGGCTATTAACGAAGCCACCAAGTCTGTGACATACGATGGTGCTGATGTTACAGCTTCCGCAACAGAAGGAATCTACCGTGAAGGTAACTTCACTGGTGGTACTTCCCGAGAGATTTCAGGATTTGATCTGATCATCTCGGATACTTTGCCGCTTCATGGAATTGATCCGGCCTTGCAGCCAAAGTGGAAGGCTAGTATTGCCAATAATCCTGGCGGTGCTGGAACTCCACGAGCCTTGTCTGAGGGTCTTATGATTCAGATGTGTGACTCAGTTAGAGTCAGGTCTGGTCGTAAGGTTACAGTTATTCTTACTGGGCTTGGTTGCCGTCGGGCTTACTTTAACCTCCTTACTCAGCAACGCCGGTACACGGATACAAAGAGCTTTGATGGAGGTTTCCAGGGTCTAGCGTTCAACTACGGAACAGAGATTCCTGTAGTAGAGGACGTAGATTGCAAGCCGAATACCATGAAGTTCATTGATGAGAAGTCACTTAAGATTTTCCGTAACCGTCCGTGGCATTGGGCGGATACAGACGGAACCGTTCTTAAGTGGGTTTCTGGATATGATGCTTGGGAAGGTTTCATCAAGCAGTATTCAGAACTTGGAACTACTCATCGTAATGGTCAGGGAAGCCTGAACGACATTATCGAGGGTTAAAACAGTCGAAGAAAGGGGGTAGAGCCTGTCGGACCCTCTACCCCCTTTCTTCCATGTTTAGGAGAATGCATGAGTCTTTATCCATGTAGACGTGATCTTAAGCCTTATGATCCCGGCCCAGATCCTACAATTGTTCCTTGGATGTTTATTGCCCATGTGGCAGTTTACAATCAAGCAGGAATTGATCAAGGACCAGCATTTCATAGTGGTCTAGAGTGGCACTTCTACATTGACAAAGGCCCAGGTTCGCCTCAGGAAATTATCACTCAACTCCGAGATACCATTTATCAAGCTGATTCTAGTTACATGGCAAATGGTTTCTGGAAGAATGGTATGTTTTGTGGTGCCTTAAGCTTTGAGTCTGAGGGAACTGGAGATGATCCTTGGACTGATGCTCAATTGGATGCCATAGTTTGGTTATTCCAGCAAGCTCATTTTCTTGACGGAATTCCTCTCCGAGTGTGTCCAACTTGGGATTCTCAAGGACTTGGATACCACAGGCTGTTTAAAGAGTGGAATGAACCTTACCATTCTTGTCCTGGGGATCAGAAGGTAGATCAATTCCATAACATAATCATCCCTAGACTTACTAAGCCTACACCCCCAGCGGAGGAAGATGACGAAGTGGCACTCCATTTGATTGTTGGAACTAGGAAGCCAGAATGGTGGCTTACTGACTGGATCACAAAGCGATACATTCAATCTCCAGATGAAGCTGCTCAAATTATTGTCTCGACAGTTAAGACTGGTGGGAAGATTGAGCAGAACGGTCAGAACGGTCCAGTTCCTTATGATCAGGACGTTGTTGACTGGATTCCAAAGGTAGATTAATGGACGTTAGGCAACGTCTTATAGAGATGAGCGATGGAACATATGTTGAAGAAGATGTTCTCAACATTGTGGAAAAGATTCGCGCCTACGATAGCAATTTGCGCATCAAGTATTGCGATCCTGCTCTCGCTGATCCAAGTGATCCGCCCTATAAGATAGTTGAACTCTGTCCTGATGGTATAGAACGAGTAGTGTTTGGAGTCTGGACACTAGATGAACAGGTACTTGAAAGGCTTTACAAAGCTGATAACACCCGTACTAACGTTCTTCTTGACGTTCACGGTAATAACCTACTTGCTAAGAAGGAACAAGACCGTCGTTATAGAGAGATATGTCTAGAGGATCAAGACATACTTCTTCATTACGTGAAATCTCCAAAAAGTCGTTGGAGTTTCAAACGTCGAGAAGATGGTGCCTTAGTTACAATCGACGATCAAGAGGGAAGAAAGCACAAAGTCGATGAACGTAGCTGATATAAAGAGACGGGTAACTAATGTTCTCGGAGATGATGCTAAGATCATTTTTGAAGATGCTGATCTTCTAGACATGATCAATGATGCTCAGATTGATATTTGTCGCAAGACAGGATTGACCACTTCGGAACAGTTGTATTCTCTATCAACTACCACGTCTAGTTGGGCTTTGCCTCCTGATTGCATTGAGGTTTTAAGAGTAGTAAGTAATGGTACGAAGCTCTATAAAACCACTTGGCAAGAAGTAGATATGCTCGATCCTACTAAGGACAGTGGTAGCACTAGAGGTAATCCCACTTGTTTCTTTGTCATGGGGAATAAAATAACCTTCTATCCGTATACATCTACTAATACAACTAACAGTATTAGAGTTGTATATTCCTGCACTCCTACCATACTAGTTAGTGATAGTGATGTTCCCGATATTCCTATAGCTTACCATGAGGATATCGTGATCCGAGTTATTGCTAAGGGGCATGAATTGGTGGAGGATTTTCAAGCTGCTGGTGTCAAGGCTGCGGAGTATGACAAGGCTATAACACTGACTCAGGAGCAAGCACAAGAAGTCTCAGATGAGTCGTATCCATACATTCGTGATATAGAGGGATCATATTACTAATGGCTCGTGGTGATTTTCAGGATCTTGAACTAAAGAACTGGACGGGACTCGATCTTCGTGGTCCTTCTGAACTTCTGTCTAATCGAAGCTTGGCTAGTTTGATTAATATGGAAGTTGGAGATTTGGGCCAGCTTCGTAGTCGCCCTGGATTTCGACAGGTGTATGGTGGAGCCTCATTTGGTGGTTTTCCAATAAAGTTTATTGGACAGCATTCAGGTGATGCTGCTAGCCAGTTGATTGTTCAAACTATCACAGATAACTGGGCTACAACTCATGGCGCCGGAAAGCTCTTTATGTCCAGTGACAATGGTGTTACTTGGACTCAAATTTCTACTCCGGCTGGTACAAACTATTCTTGTGGTAGATCATCTCAGTATGGGTCAGCTTACTCGTCTAATATTCCATCTGCTTCCGGTTTGCTAGGATGGAACGGTACTACCTTCCAGACACCTATTACTGGCACCAAAAACAGTTCTTACAATGGGTTCTATTCTCAGGATCGTTACTTTACTATTGAGAACTCTAGTGGTCAGCTTTGGTTCTCCGATGCTGGGAACGCTGCCTCTTATCCTGGGGCCAACACTATTGGCTTCACAGTTGATAACAAGGACAAAATTGTAGGTGCTATTCCTTACCGTGATCGAGTGGTTATCTTCTTCACCAACTCGATTCGAGTTCTCTATCTCAACGGTCCTCCTTCCTCATGGATTTTGAAATTTCTTCCATTCTACATGGGAGTTAGGAATCAAGATTGTTACTACGTGTATAACGATCTTCTCTACTTCCTGAGTTCTGAGGGCTTCTTCCGTACCGATTTGTCACAGCTTGAAGAATTGTCGAAGCCTATTGCTCCAGTTCTGCAAGCTCGCTGGGAAGCTTACGATATAGTTACCTCAACCTACTTAAAATACACGGACGCGATTGGCTATTGGAGAGGAAGATTTATCATCTCCTGTAGGACGGCTGGCAAGTTGGGCGGAGGTATTCCAACTCATAGAATGTTCATGTATAACATTCGTAATGGGGCTTGGTCGGAGATTATTCCTAACATCAGTAATGAGTCTAGTTTGCCTTGGACTCCTGCTACTTCGTTCTTGCCTGTTTTCATTGGTAAGAGATTGAACAGTAGTGTTCAATATTTTAAGGAAGGTCTTTACACCATTTTTGGTGATTCTGCTGGAAGGATTTGTATCTTCGATGATGAGGACCCTGTTTATTATGATGGTCCTTCTAATGCCACCAATTTTACTACTACTATGAGAACTAGAGATATTGATGGTGATCTACCCTCAGAATACAAGCGATCTCATAGGGTAGCCATCAGATATCGCAAAACTAGTGTCTCAACAATCAACACAAAGTTGAATGTGAATGGTGTAGATAAGTCTGTAATCCCCATTAACTCTAATTCGATTCTATCTAAAGATGTGCGTATTAAGGGACCTGGGTATTTTCGCAAGTTCAATCTTGAGGTATCAGATAACTCAGATCAATTGGTAGAGATTGAGGGTATTACAGTAGCTCTTAAGAAGAAGAACGAGCTTACGGAATCCTCAACATGAGCGATTTATATCCATATTTCAGTCCTCTTGATAATCCTAAGTGGGAAGGTGAAGTTCCTTCTCCTGCGGATGTTGGTGATACAGATGTTGGACAATCTTCATCCAAATCTAATGCAGATCATCAACATGGGTTTTTCTTTGGACCCTGGAATCCTCTTTCTTTAGCTAATCCTTGGCTTATCTTTGGAACACCCTATAGATCCCCCGAGTATGCCAGAGTCGGTGGTACTTGTATGATACATGGCATGATTAAAGGGGGAAATGTTGGACAAACTATTGCTATTCTTCCCACTGGTTTTGCCCCTCATAGTGGAACAGAGATACTCATATGTTGGGGAGCAGGTGGAGCAGTAAGAGTTGACATTAGAACTGATGGAACTGTGATATTATCAGAAGGGAATGCTGCCATTGGGGCTGGTCCATACGGTTACATTAGTCTTGGACCACATATTTTCACAACGGACTAATTATGCCTGCTGATACTGGTGTTCTAGAAGCTATGCTGAAACGAATTCAGACCCTACAGGGGTTAAAGGATTCTAGGGGTCCGCAAGGTATTCTCAGTCGCGGTGCAAATGTATATAATGGTGGATCGCTTGCAGCCCAACGAGGGGGAGGGCTACAGTATGGTCGGTACAACCCCTTACAAGATGCTAACCCAGTGAGTCTAGAAGCTATCCGTCGAAAATTGTACGGGTGAGGAAAAATGGCTACGTTACCACCTGAGGTACTGGCGAATATCGCTAGTAAAAGACTTGGAATTCAGCAACAGCATGATACTTCCCTACAGCAGGCTCAGCAGGGATATAATCAGAACTTGTATAATCTAAACCAGTATTCCACGGATGCTGGTAAGAAGATCAACGATCAATATGCTGCACAGGGTATCTTCAATTCAGGTATCCGTGTGAATGAGCAGGGTCGTTTGCAGCAGAATGTTGGAGAACGTAAGGGTTTCTTGGGGACTCAGTACGGGCAACAAACAAGTGGTATTGAGAACCAATACACTAATGCTTTGTCGGCTCTTCAAGATTACCAGACACAAGCTATGGGAGATGCTACTCGCCAGGAACTAGCTCAACAGCAGAGTGCCGCTCAGTTGGCTTTGCAGCAGAGACAAATTGATGCTCAGAATGCTGCAACTATGACGGCTGCTGCTGGACAACAACAACCAGCACAAGCTCCTGCTGCACCACAAGGCGCAAGTCAATCAGATGTTGATTACTGGAATGCTGTTCAATATTTGAATGCAGTTAAACAGTGGAATGCTGTTATGGCTTGGAATGCTGCTATGCAATCTAATAACAGAACTGAATTTGCTGGTTCTGGAAATCCACTTGGTATGACAGGTGCGAGGTTTAAGTAATGGCTGACTTTAGCTATCTTCCCAAAGGTGCTCAAGGGGCTATAAGATTATTGCAGGGAAGGCCCGCAGGGGCGCTTCCCCCTCCGTCTAATGATTTCGGAGACTTGAAGGCTGGTCTAGATGCTCTCACTAAGGGTAGTGGGGATCTAGATTGGAATTCTATTGCACAAGATCCAATCCTTCAGTTGGAAACTCAACGTATTGGGGAGATGCCTACTGGCGGCGGAGATATTACTGCTGCTTTGAGACAAGCTGCTGCTCAGAATGCTTATGGTGGACCTTCACTTGATCAACTTCGTCAGTATGGCAATGAAGGTCAAGCTAGAATTAGTGATCTGTATGCACAGTTAGGTCAGTACATGCAGGGAAGACAGTCTGATACAGCTAATCAGTTTGCCGCTGGAGAAATGCGTACTGGCGCAGGGTTTGAAGCTGCCGCAAAAGATATTGCTGCTGCACAGCAACAAGCTCAAGCGGCTATTAATACTGCCGGAAATCAAGGTTCTGCTGGAAAAGAAGCCGCTGCTGAGTCTGCCGCTGCTGCTACTGCTGCTATTCAAAGACAAGCTGCCATGAATGCTTCAAACAAGGGTAGTGCTCTTGGAAATATGCAGAATATGGCTACTGGTAAAGCAGCGATGTTCAATGATCTAATGTCTGGTGCTCAGCATGAAAAAGTTGCTCAATCTGGCTTGTTTGGTAGTCAGGTTAACAACTTGATTTCTAAAGCACAGGCAGATATGGCTGCTTCGAATCAGAGAACAGCTATGGCTCAGGAGAAAATCCGTGAGGAAGCAGCTAGCCAATCTGCGACCGCGCAACAAAAAGCTAATGATGCAAGATATAAAGCTTTAGAGGATGCAGTTAAGCGTGCTCAGACTAATCAGAAGCAGGGTAGTCAGAATCTTTCGGGAATTCGTGGTGTTCTAGCTTACGCTATTCAGAATGGTAATCCACAAGCTGCTAAGAAGTTCATGGATATGTTGAATCAGTCCCGAGTTACTGCTGCTTCAATCAATAACCGTATTGCTACTGATCCTGGGTTCGCCGCCACTAATAAGCGAACTTCTGCTGATGAACAACTCCAAATGCTTCTTGGACAAGCTGGTGGTAACCGAGAAGATTTGTCTACGGATATCAATCCTCGTGGAGATATTCTGAGTCTTATTAGAAACACACCTGAGCTTTCAGGACTTAAGAAGTACATTATCTCTGATCCTGAATCTGCTATCAAGGCTGGAGAGTATGTTCCTGCCTTTGGTGTATCACAACAGGATTACAACAAGGCAGCCGGTGGTGGTGGAAAGAGTTGGTTTGATCGTGCGCCTGGACTTTCACAAACTCCCGGATGGTTGCAGGGTGGAATTAAGTATCTAGCCCGCGGTCCTCTCAGTGGTCTTGGGGAAAATCAGGGTCAGAATGTTAATGATTTGAAGAATCGGTTCACTCCCTTTGTGAATCTTACTGCACTACGGCAAGATCCTAATGCTGTTAAGTCATACTATAATTACTTTAGCAGCACGCCACAGGATTTGCTGATGAATCTCTTTAACATCTACCAGGGTAAGTATGGTCAAGGTTCTCTCTAATGTCTGCTAGAGACTATGCTCTAAACGTAGCTGGAATCAGTGGAAACTCTCCAGTAGTTTCTTCTCAGGGTACTGCTCCTGAGGTATTGAAGTTGGCGTCTCAACTTACAAGACAACGCTATTCCGCAGGTATAGGCGCTCCACAAGCACCGGGTTCCGGTGTTATGGGAAAAATCTTTGACCTAATTCAGCGTCCCCTTTATGCTTCTGCTAACACAGTTGATTATGCTGTGAAAGGTAAGAGTCCTTTAACAGGAACTCTAAGAGGACTTACTGGTCAAGATAAGACTTCCTATGACCAAGTTCTTGGTGATATGGGTATGTCTGGAGGATGGCAACGTTCTCTTGCAGGATTTGGTCTTGATGTAGCTCTTGATCCAACAACTTATACTGGACTTGGAATTGAAAAGAACGTAGCCGAGGGAGTAGCTAGGAAAGCTGCTGTAGAAGCCTCAGGTGAAGCGATTGCTAAATCTGCTGGTGAAAGTATTGTCAAGAGTACGGCTAAAAGTATTGCTGAGGGCAGTAAGGTTCAGGGTGGAGAATCTGCTGCCTCTAAGGCTGCACGTCAAGCTCATTTCAAGAACTTTGATATGAGTGGGATGAGTGAGAATGCTGCCTACAGGAAGATGATGGAAACTGCTCCTGAGAGACAGTTTGATACTGTGCAGCAGATTTCTAACAAGCAAGCCAGGAAAATGGCAGAAGAGCAAGCTAAGGGAAATGCTCTGTCTTCTATTCTGGAAAAGAATGATCAAGAACTAGCTAAGCAACGTGGTAAGGTCTACTTGAAGTTTATGGGTAAGCAGACTCCTATTGCTAGTGAGGGACTCTACAAAGCAGGTAGAGCGGCTGCTGACGTTACTCGTGATCTTCCTGTTGTTAAGGGATTTAATGCAGCATTCAGGCCAACGTATAACATGCCTCAGGGTTTGAATACCATTGTGCGAAATGCTGAGAGCCACGGTATTCATATGGGTGAGGAAAGACTTCGTAACCTTGCTCGTATGGTTGGTAAGCATGTTACTGACATTGGTGGAGAAAAGTGGGGTGGACTTTCCGAAGGGGAAGCTGCCAATGTTATGCGAGCCATTAGTTCTGGCACCCAAATTGAAGGTGCAGCAGCCGCTACTGGTCGTCCTCTCCAGCAATACGCTGACTTTCTAAAGAACGAAACTAAAACTCTCTGGGGTAATGAGACTGAACTAGGACTTCGTGGGGAAAAAGCTAGAGCAGCTAGACTAGCTGGTAAGATACCTGAGAATTTTAGAGAAGACTACGTTCCTACAATTCTTAGAGGCGGTTCTAAGGCAGAACAGGACGCTTTCAAGAAGGGTATTAGAGCTGGACTCCCTGGTCACACACTTGCTGATGCAGAAGCAAAGGGATTGAACCCTGTTCTTGATCCATTGGAAGCTTATGGACAGAAAACTATCAAATCTTTCCGACTTCAGACTCCTGCCCGAGTAAATAAGGCTGCATCTGAGGAATTTGGGGTGCATCTGAACGAATTGGCACCGGGAAAGGTACGAAATCGGATTGGAAAGCAACTTGCTAACGATCTAGGTCTTAAGCCTTACACTATGCCTGGATTTCCCACCAGTAATGTGTATTTCCCGCCCGAAATTGGGGATGCCCTTAAGAAGTCGTACAAAACCTTTACTGATCCAGCAGCAGGCGGTGATCTTCTTCGATATTTCGACAAGGTTCAGCAGGCTTGGAAGCTAAACATGACAGCCTTGAACCCTGGTCACCATATCCGTAACTTTGGTGGAGATGTTTACCTCAACTTTGAGGATGGCCTTAAGAATCCTGCACGATACACAGATTCCGCCAAAGTTCTCCAGAACTGGCGAGATAATCCCACAGCATTCAAAATGACCATTGGTAATATGGACGTTGATGCTGGTCGGTTGATGGATCTGTTTACTCGTAATGGTGGTAAGTCTGGATTCTTCCGTCAAGAATACGCTCAGACAGCTAAGGGAATCCAGGGAGTAGTTAGGCATCCAGTTGAATCCATCCGTCAAGCAGCAGAAATGCGAGAGGATTGGACTCGCATGGCGCACTTTCTTGATGTTATGGATAAGGGTGGAGCTAAAGGAATTAAAGCTAGCTCTGATGCAGACCTTGAAGCCCTAGCTAAAGAGGCCGGACAGAGAGTTCGTAAATTCAACATTGATTATGGTGATTTGACACCATTTGAAAAGAACACAATGAAGCGTGTTGTTCCTTTCTATACTTGGATGAGGAAGAATATTCCTCTACAGCTAGAGACTCTAGCTATGGACCCAAGTAAAATCAGTGTTGTTCCAAAGGGATTGCGGGCACTACAAAGTATAACTGGACAACAGCCAGATACTCAAAGTGTTCTTGGATTGAACACTGTACCTCAGTGGCTACGTGAAATGGCCGGAGTACGAGTTGCTGGTGAAGGTGTAGGACGGAATCAGATTTACTGGAATCCGAATATCATTCCGTCTACCGACATTGGACAGTACTTTGGTAGTGGAAGTCCGACAGATATTGGACGACAGTTCCTCAGTGGACTTACTCCAATGGCTAGAGTTCCCATTGAACAAGCTACAGGACGTATGCTTTCCAGTGGTGCCCCTGTAGGGAATTTGCCAACGTACCTCGGTCAACAAGTTCTTCCACCTTCTACCTATGCAGCGAAAGCTATAGCTACAGGGAAGGGAGAACCAACAGATATAGGGAAGCTGTTGGGAGTCTCATTGTATAACGTTGGACCTCAACAACAGCTAGGGGAACTCCGCAGACAACAGGATATTGTTACTGCCTTGTTGAAGGCGAGAAAGAAACAACAGCCACGATCTTGGGAGTCTGGCTAATGGACAAGTTACCGAGCAAGGTAATTGAATACCTCTTAGGTCCTCCCGGAAATCCTATTCCCGGAGTTCCTACTGCTGACGCTGTTGCTCGTAAACTTGGTCTTACTGATCCTATGGGTAAGACAGCACACTTTGCTTCCTACAAATCTAGTCACCCAACAGAGGGAGGTACAGAGGATGGTTCTCTGTACCCTATGCTTCGTGAGGAAATGGTTAGCAAGATAGCTCAGAAATGAGTTCCACACAAGCCTTACTTAGTATCGACTCGGCGTTAATCGCCGGTCTAGTTTTCGTCGCTCTTGCTGTCTCTAGGTTATCTCAGAGAGTAGCTCGATTAGAAGAACGAACAAGTAGACGTAAGAGAAAAGATGACGAGGAATAGGAGCAAAGATTCGGAGTCAATGGTATTCATTGGGTGCGTGTATAGACAATCCTGAATTTGAGGGTTTCCCTTCTATGAAGGAAACTCGGGTAATAGCTCGGTCAAAATCTATTTGCCGCAGTTGCCCCGTTCGCAAAGAATGTTGGGCCGACGCTTATTCAGGACACGTTGATGAGGGAATATTCGGAGGATCTACAGCAGACGAAAGACGTCTAATGGGAGCACTTCTGAATATTCCTCCTAGGGCTACAATGGATGCAATCCTTACGATGTTACGGTCTTGAACTCTTTAGGTGTGGCGTGCTTGTTTTTGACAAGCCAGTAAGCGCCGTGGGCGATGGCTGAAACATTGTTCGGTACATGAATACCTTTCCTGTAGTTGTATCCAATGTACCCGCAACCCACTGGAAGTACGGATGCTGGTTGCGACACCAGTTTAGTACCCGTTTGTCTTGCGAAGAGTTCCAACGCTCCAATAATAAGTAGAGCCGGTGGACGGTTCCATTCATGCCCCCACCCCCTATTATTAACTGCGGGACGAATGTGGTAGTTCTCATAGACTATAGTTTCATAATCTACATCATCAATGTCTATTAGAACATCGTAGAATTCTTCTGTCTCTTGGGTGACTCCCATAACAGATAGTTGAGGCGGTCCAGAACCGTAGTTCCAGACCGCCCAACCCGTATGCTTTCCGGGATCAATAGAAAGCAGCCTCATTTAATCTTCGTTCTTCCATCTCTTGTGTGGGTAACGAATCACCTTGATCTTACCCTTTTTCTCGTAGAAATCTAAAACCAAACTCCATTCGGAGAGTAATTTCTGAATCTCATTCATATGGATTTACTCGTCTGGTGGTGGAATTGGAATTGATGTATCCCAATTTGGGGTATCAAAGTCTGACGGTAATGGTGCTGATTGTCCCGGCTGCAATCCATACAAAGGATCAGGGGGAGGATCATCAGTAGTGGACAGAGCATTCAAAGTAAATGCTACACACCAGGGATTAGCATATTTCAACAATCCATGACAATTTGCTGTCTTTTCTCGCACCATTGCGGTTGCAGCATTCATAGCCGCTATGCATCCCTGATTGCATGTGCAGAAAGGAATATTCACATATGCTGTGGCTTCCCTGAAATCATTAAAGGTAGCCGCCACAGTTGGTGTTCCATAGCAATGGACATAAACATTGAAGGATCGCCAATTTCTTTGAGCTTCATTCCAACAGGAATTGAGTGAATATCCTGATCCAAAAGCTCCCGTGGAATATGCTAGCCAAGCAACAACTCCAGCCGGAGGATCAGCAGCAGCAGTTACAGCTATTGCTCCTGTACCTATAACTCCAATTGCACAATCTGTTGCTTGACTGTTTGTTGCCCATCCCATTCCATCTACAATAGGTGGAACAGAAGGACCAGCTTCGGCTGGACGATAATGTGCATCAGCACAAGCTGTTGCGGACACTCCTAGGATCATCACTATAGCAATTATCTTTTTCATTGCTCGTCTTTCCTCCAATGTAGACCAAAAAGATCAAAGGCTGCTAGGCTGGCAATGGTTCCAGGGATTAGTATAAGTAATCCAAAAATCCAATTGCCACTTTGGTAAGCAACCCAAAGCCAACATATAACAACTAGAGGAAAGATGTATCTTGGTTTGAATTTCATTGTCGGACCTCCTGATTAGTACTACTTTCTAGGCACCATGAAGTTGATGATCACAATGATACCTATGATACAACCAAGTCCAAATAATGCCATCATGCTAGTCTTTTCTCGTCTACAGGAAATGGTATTCCAAACTTCTCCGAAGGCCATTCCATGATTTCTTTAACAATCACTCGATCGGACTCACTACTTTCTATAGGAAGTTCAATCCAGAGAGAGTCGTGGACCTGAGATACAATCTCAAATCCCTTGTCGTCTAGCTGTTCTAAACTCTCAAATATAATCTGTGCGCATCCCCCTTGTACTATGCTATTGAAGGCATCCTTGCATTTCCACACAACATCGAAGTGACGCCTTCTACCATTCCACATCTTAACATACCCTCTATGGAGAGCGGTATTCTTACATTTCGCCGCTATCTTTCTCCATTCAGGATATGATCTGTGGAACTCATCGAGAATCTCGTCAGCGGTATGCCAGGGCAAATCTAATCTGGCATCTCTCCAGACTTGCATTCTCAGAACTTCTGGACCACCACCATAAATCGTTAGGAAGTTGGTTTGTTTTCCTGCGTACCGAGCTTCTGCCTTTGATAAGCCCGTAAGTTCTTCGAGCTTAAGTCTATCCGATGTAAGTTGATGTACGTCAATTCCGGTTTGGTATGCTTCCAAGATAGGAGTGCATTCAGCGTAAATTGCTCCGAGCCGGAATTCCACCTGGCTGTAATCGAACTCCCAGAGTTCATATCCTTCTTTAGCTCTGAGCATTGATTTGACAGGAGTTCTTTCAATGTCTCTAGGAATTTGCTGCATATTTGGTTTAGTGCAGCTGAGTCTTGTGGTGACAGTTCCATGCTGTTTAAACTCGGGATGAATTCTGGAGTCATTAGTTGTTTTGTTAAACCAACCTTCGTACCATGTGCTATTGGCCTTCTGCCATGATCGGTACTCCAGCACCCTCAGAGCCTCGGGGTGATTGAGTCTTGACAGAACCTTCTCGTCCATGTTAGGAAGGCCAGATGGAAACTCCTTTGACTTTCGCTTCGTTGGAGGCCCTAGCATCGGAAGACCTAGACAACCTTCTGACTCTGCTCCGAACAACCTATGAGCCAGTTGAGAGGGCTTCGCAGGATCGTATCCAAACTCAGCTAGAGTATCTCGCATCGCTTTGCGAGCTTCCTCGCTCAGCCTAAGCGCCGTATCCTTATCAATTTGAATTCCTCTTTGTTCCATTTTGGTAAGGATACGGAGACGCTTTTCTTCTTTAGTGTAAAGCTCTGCTAATTCCTGCTCTACGATCTTCGGCCAGAAGTATTCATGCAAGTGGAATGTTATGCGGGTATCTCCACAAGCATACCGATCCATTACTTCTGGGGGAATCTTCTCCCATCCTCCAAGATGCTTGCCAATTTCCTTAAGTTCCTTGCGGTCCTTTTTGTCACCGACCAGTTTCGCCAAGTCGTTAAGCTCATGGGAGAACTTGTTTTCATCGTCCATCCAGGATAGAAGTAACGTGTCTCGGAGTATGGCGGTGAGGAAAATGCCCTCTCGTTCCAAGACTTTAAAGTCAAACTTGAATCCATGCCCCACATAAATGCAATCTGTTCTTTCGAGCACGCAAGCCAAATCTCGTAACCATTCGTATGGTAGATTTTCATTGTGCTTGGGGAACAGATTTCTATCATGGTTATGTCGGAAAGGGAAATAAAACGATAGCTCGTACTCATTGTTCTCCGGTAACCGACAATGGAATGAGATGCCCATGAGTTCTCTGGCATCCCAATCATCAGTCCAGTTAGTTTCTGTGTCCACCGCGATAACTTCTGCCTTAAGCAGAGTTGTCCTGGCCTGTAGGAATTCTTCTCTAGTTTGGATAAGCATCAGTGATCAAGTTTCGGAGTTATGGGCTTCTCTTGTCCATTTTTAGACTGAGGTTGGATAATGGATTGATCAGACTTTATGGTGAAGTGTAGTCTGTTATCTCGGTGGATTTCTACGATAGGAGGCTTCGGAGCAAGACGAACCTTCAAGGGAATTCCTGTAAGCGAATTTCCATTGGGATCATTCCAAAGACAATATACTGTTGTTGCCCTAGCCGTGAGGTATCTATTCCCATACACGTCATCCAGCTTATTAGGCTTTTTGTTGTCTCCGCTTGCTTTTCTATGATGGTGAATAAAAAGGGTAAAACAATTATGTCGTTGACGTATCCTATCGTTAAAATCCATGAGTAGCTTAGCTGAGGACTCATCACTAAGTTCGTTTGAAGTTGTGCTACCCAACGAATCGAGGATAATTCCATCAAGCTTCTGCTCCGATATCCATTCCTCTAGGAATTCTTGTTCTTTTGTATAGTTAAGATACAATGGTTCACCGAGAGGTAAGAACTTGAAGCCCTCTTCAAGAGATGCAATTTCCTCTGCATCCCAATACTCCGCTTGATTTTGGACGAAGAATTTGAGGTCTGCGAGTCCCATTTCAAGTGAAACAAACCCAACTCGTTTGGGTTGAACGATTTTCCGTTCAAGGAAATCCTTTCCTAAGACTATGTGTTGACCGAAATCCAAACCGAATTGAGTCTTTCCAACACCGGGAGGACCAGTCAGAAGGAAATAACCCGCTTCCTGTAGGAGTCCTTCCCATACCCATTCAAGGTTGATTTCAGTTTTAAGAAGTGTCTCAAAGCCATACGTCTTGAACTTCTCTATGACTTCTACGTTTATTAGAGGGTACTTAGCTCTGGCGATTGCTACAATTTGAGCTAAACGGAGAGACTGATCCTCTCTCCCTGCAAATTTACCCCACCTACCATCTGCGTTTTTAAGTAGTGAGAATATCTCAACATCTCTCAATTGAAGCTCAGCTAGATGGTAGCCAAGTCTCATAAGACCATCAGATCGCAAGCCCTCTGGCAACCCTTTTCGGAACAAGTACCACACGTTACCGGGGATTTTGTAAGTAGCTATTACGTCATTAACGTCAGGAATCGCATTGTCGAGAACCGTGACTTCGGGAAGATTTGGAGCACTTGGAAGTCCAGCAAAGTGCCCGACGGAATAAATCTCTGTGGATTTGAACAGAAGATCGACAGTTGAGTTTCTTTTATGATTATGGGTGGTCGGGGGTCGGAGAACTTGAGTAGCATCCCATCCTGAAATGTCAGCTTCCAAAGCAAGAGCAAGGACTCTGTTGATTCGTTCAATTTCAGGAACCGATAGTACCGTATCCAGTTTCCAGTACCAATGTTCATGGCCCTCTGAACTGGAACTTCTGACTCTAATAGTTGGTTCAGGTATCTCGCCAAGGTTTTCAGGAATGTGACCATCTAGTTCCGCCCATAGAACTGTCGATCCTTTTACGTCCTTCTTCTGACTTGACTTCTCCAAGTACAATGCCGGCCCGAAGTATACTTCTACCTTGTCGGATTGCTCACGGACTCTACCGTAGAGCAATTCGGATTCATTAGGCCACTCGAACCATTCTTGCCTCCATGAAGGTTTTCCAGTTGGATTCACCCCCTTGAATGCTATGTAAGCAAATCCTACCGAGTCACCATAGATCAAATGGAAGAAGTCAGAAAGATCAGACTCTGCTGATTCTGTTTCCAACTTCAAGCCTTACCCTTTCTTGGACTGGTGTGGGAGAGAGACTTTCGTTTGGGTGGACAAACTACACATCTCTCTCCCACGAATTGTTAACTACTCCACGAAGTTAGGTCCGAATTCCACGTTACCATCATCTTCCACGTACCGCTGAACCTTCATTTGTGGAGTTCCCTCAAACTCTCCAGCTTCCACCAAGCCGACCACAGTTCTTTCTTCCAAAAGCGGAACTCGCTTTGTGTGAGGGCACTTACCAGTTTCACTGAACTGGTCACAATCTTCCTCACACTTGTATTCCAGCTTCATTCCATCTTCCACCCAATCCTTCTGAGTGATAGCGGAAAGAACCTTTGCAAGCTTCCAGCGAGTTGTTGGCTTCAAGGAAGGCCAGTCTTGAACCATCATACCCTCAAACTGCTCGTAATCAACATCAGTGTCAGGAATTGTTCCTGACGGCATATCTGTCAATTGCATTTGCAGATTGATGAGCATTCCATCATTGGCTTTGTTGGACTTGTAGATGGCCTTGTTGACTGTCAGACGGAACCATCCAGAAGGTCGGACGTTTACTCCACCAAAGTCAAGGTCAATTTCAGGCATTTGAAGTTTCTCTTTCTTGTGAATATTGAAGTGCAAGTTCTTGTCGTTTGTTGATAGCATCGAGAATGTCTTTCCCGGTGGGATCAACTATTTCCCGTTCCAGGGTCGAAGCAAACCGATTCTTCGCCCTGATTCTCGGTGTTGGCATACATTTAAGTGTTCGTGTTGTTTCTCCTTTGCTGTCTGTCTTAGAACCCAAATAAAAAATGCCATCGCAAAGCGAAGCAATGGTCCCAGATAGAGAAGGAGAATTCCCAGGACGAATAAGAACCGTCGTTCCCTGGTCATCCTGTTCCTCCTTAATGTGAGACACAAGAAGAAGATTCTTCCCCGATCGCTCCTTCAAATCAAGAATGGCTTTGCGAATCCTCGTGTTGTTGATGTTGTACTCATTCTGGCTCGGAAGATCAGGATGCCTAGTTTGATTTTTCGCGACTGTGCGCATCTGTTCGTTAAGTTCCTTCATTTGAAGGGTCGAAACAGTATCAACCACAATCGTTTCAGCCTTCTCTAGAGCATCCCCTTTCTTCAAGAGAACCTCGTCTGAGAGCTTCTTGAAATCTGTGAACGTCTCAATGGGAATGAACGGAGTATTGACAAGATCAGGATGGTTCAGTAGAGACTGACGTGAGCCTTCTGTGTCAAACAGAAGAACGTTTGGAAACTGACAAGCTAGTACAGTCTTGCCAACTCCATAGTCTCCGTATAGCCAAATCATCCACGGACCTGGGTTGTCTACAACTCTCTGAACTTTATCATCCAGCACGTTGCATCAGCCTGTCTGGACTAATATTCAAGGGAACCTCAACCTTTTCCTTTTGTTCGTATTCCTCGTACAGCAAAGGCTCGTCATTGATTCCCTTGATCCTCAACAGACACGGCTCTTGGAAACCACAGTTCTTGCAATCAAGTCTCTTAGACCTGAGAGGACTCTGATAGTTGTCAAACAACCTATCAGCCATTCTCAGCATGTCTGTCTTAAACGTGTTGAGTTCTATGTCTGTTCGGTATGACTTCTCACGAGAGAACAGCTTAGAAGTCAAAGCTTTCTCTGGCTTGGCGTAATCATATGTGTTGAACATATTAATGATCACACCATGAACCTTCTCCATTTGCTCTCTAAGTGAAACTATGTAGAGTGGAGTTTGTGGTTCCATCATTACCTGAGTCGGAGTCCAAAAGTTTGACTCCATACTCTTGTGATCCCACGCCCAGAGATTTTCGGCGTATTCCGTGAGTAAGTCTATGTACCCCTGTAGGATGAAGTTACGTCCCTTTGGACTTTGAAACGGAACAGTGAAATGGTATTCCGTCTTAAGGATGCGATGACCCTTATCTTCTACAGGGGCGAATTCCTCCACGTAGCGCATAGTTAAGCGCATGGCTTTCTGAATGACATTCAACATATCCATGTTAGTTGAATGGTCATTGATGCGCTGCTTAAAGTACAGATACATCTTCTCCTTGCGAGGTTCCTTTGGTACTCTAGCAATAGCCATATCGTACCATTCCTTCATAGCAAGGTGAATTTCTGTTCCAAGATTTAGAGCATTTCCCTTGGAACGTTTGAACCAATTTCGGGCGTACGAGTAGAACCAAAGTTCTTCGCAACGATCCCAAGCCTGGAATTGGGAATAAGAAAAAATAGGCCAGTCGTCCATATCAGACGACATAGCCCGTTCGATTAAAGCGTTGGTTTCCAAAGTTCCTCCGAAGGTTAGAGAGCTGGTGGGGCGAGTCATCACTTATCCATGCGGACAGATAAGTTTCCCTCACCCCACCAGTTCAACTAGATATTCCTTAGACGCCGGCCAGGCTGCCGTCTAGAATATCTAGAGCTATGTCTTCGTCAGGAACTTGATGAGTCGTGAACAAGTGTTCAAACTCGTCACGCTTCTTCTGCTCAAAGACTCGGATATTGAATGACCCAGGCTTACGGAACAACCCAGCCTTCTCGATCATGTTGCGAAGAAGTTGGGTACATTCCTCATCGGAGCCATCCAGAATATCCCACCGCTTAATGAAAGAGTCCACCAAGTCAGAGGAAATTCCGAATGCGGCAGCCGCAGTTTCAAGAGATTGAACTTGATTGTTCTTTCCAACTTCAATCCCTGCCGCATTCATAGCACAACCATTCCAAGTCTGACGACGAATAGTTGTACGAGAGGCAGCCGCAAACATTGCTTGCTTCAAGCTCGGAGGAAACTTATCAATCGTTTCCTGCAAGTTTGTAGGAGCAGCGTCCTTCTTACCAAACAAATCTGATCCCCAGTTTCCCACTGGTATCATTCCTTTCTATTTTGTTGTGAATTACAGTTCTACTTCGTCAAGTGAAGCTCTCTCAGCCTTAGTCAAGTTAAGAGCACTAGCCAAGTTGGCCTTATTTACATCAGTGCCATCATGTGTGTCACTGAATCCAAGATGGATAAGCTTTCGGACCAATCCGTAAAACGGATTCTCGTCTAGTTCATTACCATCTGCATCTCTATATACTGCTGTACCTTCGATCTCCATCGGACCCTTTTCTTTCTGTTGTTGTAGAGTCTAGAAAGACTCAAATAGAAGCACTACCCCCGAGATAATATTCCCCGGTTTCTGCTGCCACAGCGGACGGTTTGTAGAGCACCCTGGCAGGGGATTACGCTATGAGTGTTCGGGGGATCAATCCCAAGATCATAGCTTACTCTTTTTGTCGCCCCTATATAGGAGTGCTTCTATTTGAACCTTTCTGTTAGGGTCTTGCTCTACGTGTACCAACCAACAAGTTGATCAAGTAAACAAGAGCAATGATTCCGACTTCAACTATGAGTATCCATGCCTGGCTTTCTGTCATGGAACCGCATTGAAGCATACATAGAGCGGCTTGTCAAGCCTTTTCTTTCGATGTTTCAAATGGAAAAGGGGGAGAGAATTTGTTTCTCTCCCCCTTTCCCGGCCCCTACTGTCTAGCTAGAAAGGGAATAACAACTAGACAGCTCAGTTGGGAACTTTACTCCACGCCGTTGTCGTCATCGTCGTCAATGTCGTCATCGTCGTCGTCATCTTCCTCAGGATCTTCGTCCAAAGAAACTGGACGCCGCTTCCAAGAAAGCTTCTTGTTTACGGGATCAGGAAGCATGATGGAAAACTCATCTTCCGGGTTCTGCAAGTCAACTCCGTTTTCCTCCAAGAAGGAACGAAGATCAGCAGTTTTCCATCCGAGTGGAGCACAAACAGTGTTGGCGATGGAACTCATGGAATTCTGATGTTCCGTCCGAGGCTCATCATCAATGAACCAATCGAAACCTTGCAGAACTCGCTTACCACGCTTACCACGAGCACCAGTCCGCTTCTTCGGCTCAGGAATTCCAGAAATGTCCTGCTCGAACATTTCCAGAATGTTGCGAAGAGCCTTGTACTGTTCCATCAGAACCTTACGAGCTTCGGTCCATTCCTGAATTTGTGCAGGATCAACTTGCTCACGGTTCTCGGAACGAGCTTCAACTTCCTTGGTCAAATACTCATCAATTTGCGTACGGAAACTATCCTGCAAAGATGAGATGATTCCGGTGTAAACACCAGCGAGTTGCTGAGGATCTGAAATCTTCTGGATTGCCTCCACAAGATTGTCAGCGTTTCCCTTCCATGCATTCTCGTATTCCTTTGCGAGAGCATTTCCAAGAGCACGCTTACCGGCTGCCTCAGAACCACTAGCAGCATCAAGCTGTTCGTCAAGTTTGGCGATATCCTCAACTTTTGCCCTGAGAATATCCGGGGTTACTGCGATTCCCCCTGTAGGGGTTGACACATCGGTCATTGCTGGATTGCCTTTCAGTGTGTGAATGAGACTAGGTTGCCTGGCCTCTAGGGGTATAGTGGACCTGTCTCAGTACCTTGTCAAGCGATTTCTTTGGTCGAATAAGAACTTTCTGAGAGTGAGACTGTGCGATTTAGGAAACTTGGGAGCCGGGTTGGGGAGGCTTCGGAAGGGTATTTCGGAAGGTGCCTCTAGATTGCCGTCAGCCGTCACAGGTGGCCGCCTCCCGGCCTCTGAGCGCGAGAGGGGCCGATGGTGCCTCGGAAGGATCTGAGAGCCTCTCGGGGCCACGGAATATCATTTAGGTTTTCTAGAAACTTAATCCTAAGTTCTAGAAGTTTTTCTTTCATGAAGTACTCCATTCTCACTAGATTGTGTCCTGAATCTTCGAGAATCCTTTATGGAATTTTGAGGATGGTTCCCCGACAAACCCTTGTGCTGCAAGGGATCGCTGGCGTACAGGCCCCGAAATTTCATTTAGAGTTTTGCCAGACTTAAGCGGCCAAGTTCCCCTTCGTAAAGCTAAGTTCCTTGCTCTTACTAAGCCCTGGTATTTCTCGTTTGGAGACTCAATCCTAAAGCAAGCTTGACACATATCTTCCCACGGTAAACAAGTGTCCCGCAAGCATCCTCTACAGGGCCGTAAATACGCCTCGTAGACTAACTTGTGGGGAAGACAACAGTGAGCACACACCCAGAGATAGTCAAACTTGTAAGTAGGAACATCAGAGACTTGTCTACAAACGTAGTCGTTTTTCTTGCATTGGCAGAATACTTTCACAAGTTCTCCAAATCCCATCCCCACTCGTCTCCTTTGATGGAGACTCCTTTAGCAGTTTGCTTATCCTTCAACTTATGACAGCTTGGACACAACCACTCTAAGTTAACTGCATCATTATCCCATATATCTTTGTTGATGTGGTTAACTTGCAACTGGTTCACAGTACGCAAATACGGTGCAGCTAGTTGTAAATCTTTAGGAGCATCGTTTGGTAAGAGCTTAGGTGATCTTCCACAATCGTTACAAATGTATGGTATCTTCAACTTAAAGAGTACGCCTCTACCCCGGCGTCTCATCGTGCTTCTCGGATCTTTCGGATTGCCTTTCAATTATACGCTTCCTTGTTGGTGGCTGAGTAATCAATTTCTGCTCAACAAGAGCTATAACCTTATAGAGAGGTTGTGCATCTTCTGGATGAACATACTGAGTGATACGAGAATCTAGGAGAACTTGAACTCTAGCAATAGCATGAGTCGGGTTACTTGCGGTAACCAGCAACTTAAGTCTTACGTCCACTTCAAACAGGTTGGGGTCATATGATTTCTCCATAGTTCCTGGGGTGAGACTTGCACTCACATTTCTAGTTGCCCCCTGCAAGAACAGCTAGCGTGTTACTTTACACTACCCAGGACGGTCTTACTGGTCTGAGATGCAGATAATCCTTGCTGCGTTATCTATCATCTTATTGCACGCGTCAAGTTTCTGGCGGTGGTTCCATAAGATTGCCATAGCAATAATCACCGCGAGAGCCACTACTGTAAGAGCAACCAACCTGACTATTTTGGTGCTATCATTTTGGTAGGACTTTAACAAGATACTGACGCTCCAATTCATCTAAACGAGAGTTAAGACTGGCAAGCTGCTCCCTTTGATATCGGATGCACTCCTGCGAGTACATATGGCTACACATTCCCGAGCCGTCTCGAACAACTCGATCACTTGAATCTAGAAGCTTGTGGCAGTTAGAGCAAATCTCCACAGAATTTTTTTCCGAATCACCCATTAAGCGACCGCTCCTCATCATACTCTTGCTCCAGCCTACGGAAGTGATCACTTATCTCTTGATCCATGTACATCTTTTCATCGTAGGCAGGAAAGTGTCCACGATAAATTATATAGATCCAACAGATTGCCACTACAATGATAGATACCAAGGCCATCATTAGTCTGCCTCATCATCATAGTCTGCAACTATTGTGAGCTTCCCGTACTCTACGAGAATATTACGCTCATCCGTAACATCACAATAGTCACCGAAGAATTCATTGACTGAGCCAACGTAATCCCCATCATCTACAGGAGTTACTCTTACTTGTACTTCCATCTCTTGATCGTAGTCGGCTAGAGCCTCTAGTAGTTCTTTGACTTTCATTCTGTTTCCTTAATCTCACCATAGGTGAGCATCTGATCTGGAAGGTTGATTTCCATGTATGGAATTTGACAAATACGAAGTACAGTCAAGCCATCTACAGAAACCCAAAGCACGGAACCATCATCACGAACAGTGATTTGAACTCCATGTTCTGGCTTCGTGATATCTGTGAACTGATTATCTTTGGTGGGCATTAGTTTCCTTTCTTAGTTTATTCATGGGTATTCAGAAACTCTCCAAGTTTATCCATCACGGCTCCCACCGCTTCTATGTATCTCACTTGGATCATCTCTGCATCAAACTCGTCTACCTGCTCAGCTCTTTCTTCTTCTCCAAAGAAAGTAAAGAGGTCTTTCATTTGTTCAACTACCTTGGGATCACCTAAATCTTTCTTTAGAGTATCATGGTAGTAGACTTCCAATGCTTCTGTTATGAGGGAAATTTCATTACCTGTCAAGGTAAGGTTCCACTCTCTGTCATCACATATCATGGTTCACCAATCGTGCAAACATAGTGGACAGAATGGAATGTCGGTTAGCTTCTTTGGTTTTGGGTTGTTTGGGTAAACCTCACAATACAAGTCAATAGCTTCTGCATCAGTATTGAATACATGCCAACATTCAAAGCATTGTGAACGTTCTGTGGGCTTTGTGATGTAAGGTTCTATTATTTCGTGTATTGCACATTCTTGTGTGTTTTTCATCCCATGCTCCTACAGGAATCCTTGCATTGTTCTCCATGCAAGTGTTGGTGGCAACAAACTATTGTGCCTGGACCGGCGTAGTTTGTTTCTTCTCTCCCATCTTTCAGGACTTGATCCCAACTATCCCCCGGTCGGAGGTAGAAATGTATAGTCTTGAAGATAGGTACGTTCGGCTTTGTCTCGATCAAGTTTTTGGACTGATCAGTTTCCGCCGGCTTGCGCTTACGGGATGAACGCTTCTTTCCTGTAGGCTTACTTTCAGTAGCCTTCCCTGCGTTCGCTTTGTCTATGAATTTCTTCATATCTTCGTAGCTCTTGAATTCTGGTATTCCTGCCATGCTTTCCCTTTCTGATGTGTATATCTTATCACAGCCGAAACATCGGCCGATAGTTCCGAGTGGGGTTTCTTGTTCTCGTACAGAACCTTGAAACCCGCACTCGCATTCAATCCTCATAGCCTTCTACGTGTAGTTTACTGAGTATCCCGTCTATGAAATCTACAGGACTCAGATCGTGACTAGCATCGGACATTACTTCTTCAAGTGTAGCGTCTCGCAAATCACGCAAGGTGAAGATGATGAGAGCTACCTCTTGTTCCGTAAGTTCTCCGAGTTGCATCAGTAATCAAGCCCTTTGTTGAAGCCAGAAATCGCATCGTCTGCTCTTTCTTCTGCCTCCTTAAGCTCTGCTTGCAGAGGAACTATGTAGTGATCCCAAACCCACATTGCTGCCGTGGTACTTGTTTCTAAGTCATCAAACTGGAATCGTTCCTTGACAGTATCCATGTACTCTCGAAAGTTCATCAGGATGTTTCCTCTTCTAGTACTATCCACGTTCCGAGGTTGCCTAGGTGCATGGAGACTTCCTTTATGTACCCAGAAATCAATTCCATGACACTCTTGTATTCTTCTCCGGTGACGTAACCCTCAGAGGATATCCGCTTCGTTGCATCTTCCACGTTTAGCAGACTCTTCTCTACGAAGTCTATGTGGTGGAGAATGTACTCTTTGCTTTCCTTACTGATCATCAGAGCAAGTCCCTCAGAACGTCGGCCCAATCTGAACCCTTACGGAGTTCACTATCTTCCATGATACCGTGGATCATTTGCTCTTTCTCTTCCAACTTGGCTGCGATGAACTGATCAACCGAATTCTCAGTTTGGAGGATATGAATAGTCACGGCATCTTTCTGACCTTTGCGATGAAGTCTGTCCTCAGCTTGCTCATTGAACTTCGGGTTCCACCAAAGATCAAGAAAGATAGCGTGGTTAGCTCCACCGGACCATTCATCTGACTTCTGCAAGTTCAAACCCTCGCCACCAGTTTTCATGTTTACCAGCAACACTTGAATGTCACCGTTCTGGAAACTGCTTTCGATCTGCTCGAATCGGCTTGAGTTTTCGCCAGCAAGAATCTCACTGGTCCAACCATTTTCTGCGACCCTTCGCTTCATTTCATGGAGCGGGGGATTGAATTGTGAGCTAAAGACTACAACCTGCTCACCTGCACCCACGAGTTGCTCAACAATATCCATCGCCTCGTCAAGCTTTGCAGACTCATAGCAATCCACACCCTTAAGACTTCCATCTTGAGTCTTGATTTGCATTGAGGCTGGCATGATAGCTGCTTGCCGAAGACGAGTAAGCTGAGCCAGAATGGAAGTCACGTTAATCTTTGCTTCCTTCTGATCATCAAGCCATACGAAGAAGTCATCCCGCAAGGATTGATAGATCCTTGCTTGCTCGCCTTCCATTTCCACGTACCGGAATTCCCGCACCTTGTCGGGAAGATCCGGCAAGCACTCTTGCTTACTATGGCGAATGACTTGATCTTTCATGGCACGAATGATCTTCTCCCAATCGACTTGAACAATTGGGTTACCAGCTTCATCTCGCTCGCCCCATCCGAAGCAATACTCCCGCTCGAACCTACGAACATCAGGGAACCTAGTGGGATCAAAGATATGAAGGTAAGTCCACATCTCTTTAGGATGGTTCTGAATAGGACTACCCGACAGAGGCAGAAGGAACTTCGCCTTCTTGCTGAGGGTAACAGCGTTCTCAAAGATTTGAGTTGGCTTGGAGTTGGCGCCACCTTTCAACTTATGAACCTCGTCCATCACCACAATATCCCAATCGTACTTAAGAATACTTGTGGTGTTCATCATATCGTAGTTGGCAATAACCATTGTGTTCGTCGCTACAGCAAGTTCAAGCTGGAACTCTCGTGCCGTCTTGTTACCATCAAGAACGATGGGCTTACGTTCCGAGTTCCACCGAAGAAGCTCCTTAAAGGTTGAGTACCGCAGAGTCTTCTTCGTAAGCCAAAGGATCTGAGGCAGACGCTCGTACTTCTCGTAGAACAAAGGCACGACAATGTCGAAGAAGAAAGCTGTCTCCGCTGTCTTACCAAGGCCCATATCGTTAGCGTTCAGTACGCCAGTCTTTCCAGCAAGGAACTTTGCAGCCATGAAGCAAACATCATCCCACTGGTAACCCATGATCTTGTCATCCCACGGCTTACCAACTCTGAGTTCATCGAACTGACGCTTTGTTTCCTCAAACAACTGCTTAGCTGCGATGTTCTGAAGAGTTAAGTTGTGAAGTCTTTGTTGCCGCTCCAACTCGTCATTGATATCGCTTAGCTCATGTTCTAGTTGAGCCTTAGCTATAGCACTATCCTTTCGTGCCTCACGCATTTCGCCGAGAACACGCTGAAACTCCTCAAACAGAGCCTCTTCTTCTTTCTCTGACTCCTGTAGGAGAGTCACAAGCGGATCGTATTGAGTGTTAATCTCTTTGATCCGCCGTTGAATTTCCAGAATACGAGCGTTG